ATGTTCGTTGAGCTGGTTTATGACAAGCGAAATGTTGAAGGGCTAGAAGGGGCCAGAGAAATCATACTGGCAGAGCTGACGAAGCGGGTGCATCAGATTTTCCCTGATGCCGAAGTGAAGGTGAAGCCGATGCAGGCGAACGGCCTGAATAGCGACGCCAGCAAAAGCGATCGGGAAAAACTGAACCGCATGCTGGAGGAGATGTTTGAAGATTCTGACATGTGGCTGACCCCTGAGTCTCCTACTGTTCGCCAGGTTGGGCTTTAACTATCTATCGTGTAATATTCCCCACGTTTGCTCGGGCATGAACACTGAGCAACCAGCCGCCGCCCGTTCTTTCTTAAGACGGGCGGCGGTTTTCTTAGCGAAGCGTTTCAATATGCTGTCTTCAGGTATATCAAGCTCCACCCTGTTTTAGCTCATCAACCTGTTTACTAAGTTCTGCCACCTTTGCGTTAAGTGCCTTGATGGCGGCTAGGGCATCCATAAGCAATGGGTTAAGGTCAAGGGTCATTTTGCCCACTCCCTCGGCGCTGTGAACGTACTGCGGGTCAATCTTCTCAACCTGCTGCGCGATTACACCACGGCGTACCGCCCCACTGTCATCATTCTTATATCTGAACGATACGAATTCCATAGCGTCGATGTTTGCCAGCGCGATTTCCGTATCAAGTTCAGTGATATCTTTTTTAAAGTTGATGTCTGATGTGCCGACGGCTTGCATCTGCGTCCAGGGGTAAGTGGTCGCACTAATATTATAGGCAGCGTCCTCAATGTGCCGTACGTAGAAACCTCCCTGAGTGCTTATCCAATATTGCTGGCGGCGAACGCTATCATAACCCGAAACGAATCCACTGCCCGCAGTAGTTGGTTTCCATCCGGCGGGCGACGATTCTCCATACACTCCCGTTTGAAAGAGCGGTAGGCCCGGGTTGTACTGCGATAAAACTACTAAATTGCCGTAACCCTGAAGCATCACATCATCTTTCGTGCCGCTTACATAATTCTTGAGTGCTGCGGTTCCGAGCCCGAAGTTTGTGCGGGCGTCTGCCGCATTTTTCGCACCAGTTCCCCCCTGAGCCACGCTTAGTGCTGTGGTCAGACCGGAAAGGCTGGTAATGTCGCTGTTAGCCCCTTTCTTCGCCAGTGATTTCTGGCCCGGTACGGTAACGGCCACACCGTTAATCGTGATAGTGACGTCTGTAGTACCGTTCATCACATCAGCGAACCCGCTCATGTAGCGCTGGTACATCGTGAAGGTTTCAGCGATATCCTGCGCCAGACCATCCACGCTCAGGCTGTCGCTCAGCAAAATGGAATATTTGGTTCCAGCAGGGATAGCAGGGTTAGCAGCTGGCGTAACGGTGAGAGAGGTTGCGCTTCCAATCGCGGTAATCTGGAAAACCTGCGCTGGGCTGGTCAGCGCGATAACAGTACAGCCGTTGCGGATGAGTGAGCCCGCAGCAGTAAAGTTTGTGCCGGTACCTGTAAGGGTGTTTCCGCTGATGGCGATAGTGCCGGTGGTATAAATCATGTTTTCTCCAGGCAATAAAAACCCCCGCCGGAGCGAGGGTGCATTTAAAGGGTGATATTTTTCAGACGTACATATCGGGAAGAACGGGAAGATTGAGGGGCGTTACCGTGTCATTACCAAAAATGGCATATTGTTCGCGCCCGAGATACTTGCCCCCCTGAACTGAAGCGTAACCATTCTGAATTTTTATACCGAACATTCGATACACATATACCCCGTTAACCTCATGGGTCATTAACCCAAACCTGCCCAGCGGAACATACCCGCAGCCGATGCTCACGGCATTTTTTGAAGGCGTCCAGAGCTGGTTGAGGTAGACGAAAGGCCGCTTTGTCGTTGAAAACGTGCAGGCCCCGGCTGCATTGAAGATGTTGAGCCCGGTGCCCGGCTGAGGCGCCACGCCACTGGCAAAGATGACAATATCTATCGTGCCGGTCGTCGGAGCATCATCGTTGGTGGATGGAGGGCTGAAGAACCTGACCGTGTTACCATCGAAATCGACGGTGTTACCGCTATTACAGCGCCCGAAAACGACATACTTCGACTTGTCGTATCCTGCTATCGTGGGAACCGCCCACCCCCCGGTCGGAACATTAACGGTACCCTTCCAGATACACTGCCCTGACTGCGTGGCATTGGTAATCGCCAGGAAGTCAGTACTGTCATCAATAAGCAGGCCTTCTCCTTTACGCTGGCCAGGAGGAAATATCTGCCAGATGCTTCCGGGGAACGTGTACGTACTCTCACGCTCACTGATGCTTACGTCCTTCATCGTGGAATTCTGCGTCACGCGGCCGCCGGATATGGTGACCGAGTTCATTTTATGAAGCAGTCCTGAATCAAGGTAAGCTGTCGCGTGCGGGATAAACAGCACCTGCGCCCCGGAAACATAACCGGCAATATCAGCGTATTTGGCTTTCTGGTAGCCACTGTCAAAGTTGGCCCCAAACGACGGGCATCGCAGGCCCGCAGTTATCTCCATGCGCTTTCCGCCGTCATTTAGTTCTATCAGTAGTCCTGTCGGCATTTTATGTCCACGTCCCCAGTACGATGCGGCCGCCACCCGGAATATTAATGGTTACGCCATTACCATTAATCACCGTTGTGTTGCCGGAGCCATTGAAAGAAAAATTACCGTTTGTGGCGTAAATCGAGCCGCGAACGGTCACGTTGTTAAACGTCGCGTAGCCAGATTTGTTGATGTGCCAGCCAACGTTCCCGGTGCCGTCCCAGGTTGAAGATTGGATATAGCTGCCGATCTTGGCGTTGCCGATGGTGCCGTCCTGAATGAAGGTTTCCCGGATAAACACCTGCCCGTTCTGGATAACGAACGGCAGTGTAACCGCTCCCCCCGCCTGCGCCATGACGGCGAAGCGATCCGCCAGGAACAGCACCTGCGACTGCATGCCCGATGGAGTGTTTTCTACACCGATCCCCATTCCGGCGGCATACTGCTTTCCATTCGCGTCCACGGCAACCTTGATGCTGTACATCGCCTTCAGGTCACCACTAACGTTTGCTATCGCCTGAGCGTTAGTGCTGATCGCTGAAGTGTGCCCGTTGATGGTCGCCGTGATGCCGTTTATCTGCGTGGCCGTGGCCTGCTGATAATTGGAAAACGTCTGGTTCAGGCTGTTGATTGCTGCCTTGTTGCCGTTCACGTCAGTCTGCAAACTCAGCAGCGAACGCGCTGTTGCCTCCCTGTCGCTTGCCATAACATTATCAATACGATCGATGCTGGCCTTACTATCACCGTACTGCGCGCTGAGTCTCACCTGCTGATCAACCTGCGCCAGCGTACTCGTTATTAGCGCGATGGAGTTACTCTGAATGCCGCCGCTGGCCTTATCAGTTTGTGCACCCAGCTCTTCCAGGCGTGATGCCATTGAGGAATCGAGGTCCGTGACAACCTGGCTAAGGTCAGTGATTGATGCTGTATTCTGAGCACCTACAGCAGCTGCTGAATCAGCTTTGTCAGATGCGACCTGAGTGGCAGCCGTCAATTGACTTACCGCAGAAGCGCGAGCTTCAGTTTCCGTTGCTAACGCCTGGCGAACATCAGTAATACCCGCTTCATTCTGGGCGGTTTTCGCTTCTAGACGAGTAACATCCGTGACGCGTGCCTCCGTCTCAGTGGCGATCACCTCCCGGAGCTGTTCGAAGGTCGCAGAGTTAGCGCCCTGCTGGGCTGTCTGCCGCACGACAACATCAGCAATAGCAAGCGCGTTGCCGATGATTGCTTCTGCTGTCTGCTTATTCGATCCAACCGCAGCTGCAAGACCGTTTGCATTCTCTTTGATTGCATCAGCCAGTTCTGCGAACTTTTCACTGCTCCCCACCGCGCTCTCGATCAGGTCTTTGAACGTATCACTCTCTTTAATCTCCTCCAGGATAGCATCGGTGACATCGGATACATCGATGCTGGCCTGTCCTCGCACCCATTCTGTGTAACCTGATTCGTTGCCGCTGCGGTCCACCAGCTGCGCGCGGTACCAGAAAATCTGCCCAGCCTTAAGGCCCATCTGCTGATATTTGCGCTGCGGGTAAGGCACATCGGCCAGCAGCATCGCATCGTCTTCCGTCCCGGTCAGACTGTACTGAATTTCCGTCTTCAGCGTGTCGTCGGTGTTCGCCGGGAATCCCCAGCTCAGCTCGATACCGAAAACCACATTATCAGAAGCGATGAAGCCGACCGGTTTCGGCGGATTGCCCACTTTACCCGTAAGATTTACTTCTGATGATGTCGCCCACACCGATGAAACGTCGCTGGCGTTCACCGCCCTGACGCGAACCAGATAACGACCTGAGTAGATCCCCTGAACTTCGAAACCGAGAGAAGATGTTCGGGGCACGCTTACCCAGTTGCCGCTGTCACGCCGCCATTCCGCCTCGTATGCAACTGCACCCTGAACAGCATCCCAGGCAACGCGCATGGTGGTAATCGCAATGTTCTGGTTAACCGTAGAGTAACTGTCTACGACAATATCTCCTGGTGGAGCCTGAACCCCAGGTGGAATGACACTGACTGGCCGCTCGTCAAGTCTTGCGCCGGTATCAACGGCGGAATAGATGTCAGGGTTGTAAGTCGTCCCGGTGACTTCGAAAGTGCCGTCGTTGTTGTCCCGCGTTCCCGTAACACGGAAAAGCGCTATAAACAGATCGTCAGAGTCCACACCCCAGTTACATTCAGCCTCCGGCGTTTCGCTGTAGGGTGTGGTGACAGTGACTGTGTTTCCGTTAACGGCCTGGACGGTTCTGGCCTGAGCTGTGCCTGATGGAAGATTCAAAAACAGCCGGTTCCCGGCCTTCACATCAGCGGCGCGATCGAGGGTTATGTTGCGGCCGTTAACCGCACTCACCCTGCCGCCGATAGTTCTTCCGGCCAGCTCGTTAGCAGCCACGCCGATCACCTCCCCGACAGGTGGAACGTCCATACCCGTGCTGAAGGTCACCACCTCGCCGATACCGTTAGTGAGCAGCGCCCAGCGCCCCCGCCGGTTTGCCTCTGACTGCCTGGTGCAGCCGATCGCAGTCATTTCGAGCTGACGATAATCGAAGCGCATGGCCAGATCGTTATCGTAAACAGGCTCAGGCGTGTCTTTATAGTGGTTGGCTGGGTCTGACCAGTTCACCAGCGCGGCAGTGTTTCGTGTGGTTTCACTCGGGTCCGCAAAGGTAAATTTACCCTCAACAACGCTGGCGTGGTTATAGATGTGCCACACATCCCGTGGCATATCAGCCAGGACATACATCTTATTGTCGCCCCAGTACGTCATGCCGCGAAATATACCCGCCAGATCACGAAGTACGGTCCAGGCGTCATTACGGTCCTGGATATAAACGTTGCAACGAAAACGAGGCTCCGTCCCGCTGCCGCCCTTGCCGTCTGGTACCAGTTGATCGCAATACTGGGCGATGCGATAAAGTTCCCATTTGTCTATCTGAGTCGCATCGATTCTTTGACCCAGCCCGAAGCGCTCGTTCAGAATGATGTCGTAATAAATCCAGGCAGGGTTATCCGTCCACGCCCATTTAAATACGCCCTCCCATGTACCAGAATAAGTGCGGGTTTCGGGATCATAAGTATCAGGTACACGGATGATTCGCCCTTTCGGATTGCACACAACCTGAGGAATGCCATTAGGGAACTGCTTTGCGTCAAACTCTACATACAGCAGCGCTGTGTTAACGTAGCGAAGTTTGGCGTCAATAATTTCAGTAACGGCCACAACGCGCATGGTGTCGACGATATTCACGCTCGTGGAATCCGGCGTGATTCTGCGAACCCGCAACTGCCATCCAGTCGAGGCTTTCGGAAGATTGACGCGGTGACTGCGCTCATAAAGCGACGTGGTTTTGTCATCAACAGCACCGTTAACCACCGTTTCATACGGCCCGCCATCGACCGAAAGATCGATAGCATACTCGACGCGGGTGCCGACTTTATCACCGTTGTTTTTCTGGAGTAAAAGAGTTGGCCATCCCAGGCGAATTCGCAGCGCAGAGAGCTGCGTGTTGGATACCGCGCGCACGTACGGCACAGCCTGTTTCAGCTCGTATGAAACCTGAAGTTCGTTTTCAATGCCGGGGAAGCCCTGAATGTAGTCCTGGTCCTGAGTACCGGAACGGAACTCATATTTCACATTATTGAAGTTATAACTTCCGTCGGCGTTCTGAAGAGGCGTGTAGGAAGATGAGTCACCAAGAAAAATGTTTTTACCATCAAGTCCGCCAGCGAACTCACCCTCTCCAAGCGCAATCAGCACCTTTGCCCTTGCAATGGACTGAATGCTGTCCGGTGCTTCAACGGGTGTTCGGGTCTGATTGCTGCCACCTTTACCGCGGCCTTTGATGATTGTCGTCGTCATATCGCGTCCATAAAAAAGCCACCGTCAGGTGGCTTGCAGTACGTGGTTTGGTTTATTGCTGATCTTCTGCATAAACCCCGGCGGATATAATGGCACCGCCAATTTCCCGTTGCCCATAAAGCAGGGGGACGGGATTGCCAGATGCCGTCGTGTTAACGGGACCACCAAACGCATAGGAGGGTTTGTTATCAGGTTCCTGACGCATTCGCAGACCTGAAACCTGAGGAGAGAGCATTTGCACTACACCGCCAACGGCCATAGAGCCAGCTGCGGCATATAGTGCCATTTGTGTGCTTGCTGCCCATCCTATTGGGTTCCACCAGGTAAAGGCCGCAATTGCAGCGGCAGTAACAATTTGAAAGAGCCCCGCCCTTTTACTACCGCGTATGACAGGGATAATGCGGAGCTCATCACCAGGCCCAAGAAGATCAAACTCTTCCTTGCCTATGTTTATTTGGTTTCGGAAGATGACAAAGTCCAGCCCTTTCGCTCTGGTCTCGCGCAGGTAGGAATCAAATCCATCAATGGTGTTAGAAAGCGCCCTGAAAACTTCGCTGGCGGACGTTAGTGCACGGCGATGTGTCCTGCCAAATCGCTGAGCCATTGAGCCGCTGAGTTTGATAACGGTTTTTCTTTCCATTACATCAAATCCTTATAACGCAGAATTTTGATGGTACGGTCACGGTAATAGCCACCGTAGGGAATACGCTGGCTTAGCTGGCCATACATGTGATGCAGTAGCATGTTGCCATCAAGCAAAATCCCGGCATGGTTCGGGACGGTGGACTGAACCTGCATGATAACCATGTCACCTGGCTGAGCGGGACCGTCGTACTCACGGAAACCGCATTCCTGCCAGTTATCCATATAGAGGTTTTCACCCTGCTCCCACCAGTGGCGATCTACGCTGTAGTTGGGCAGTTCAATGCCGTGCTCGATGCGGAAATAGTCCATGATGAGAGACCAGCAGTCTGCATACCCGAGTACAAACTGACGCCCTGTGAGGGGACGGTCTCCGCGAGGCATGACGGTGCGAATGTCGCCCTCCGGCCACGATGCAATAATCCAGGGCAGTTCCGTGGCATCACACATCAGCATGTCGAGCTCGCTCGGCTGAGTTGTTGCCCCGTCGCCGGGATGGCTGTGGACGATCGCCACCACAGTGCCCTGCTCTTCGGCGGCCGCATAATCCTCAGGATTAAGTTCAAATTGCTCAGTCGGCGACTCAGCATTATTTTTGCAGGGGATGTATTTCTCCACCCGCCCCTTCTGAATAACCACGCCACAGCACTCTTCGGGGAAGGATGCGGCGGCATGCGCCAGAATGGCGCTAACTGTTTTGTCGCGCATGATTATCCTCTCAGAAGTGAAGCGCCGGGGAACCCGCCATAATCCAGCTGTTCATTCTCTCCGAAGCGAGGTTTACAGCCCGTTGACAGCAATCCGGAGCAAACATCCTGTGAAGGATCGACCACCCGATTGCCGTCTTTATCGAACCAGCCGTTTTGCCCGGCGTAGGTGCAGCCGTTCCCGGTTTTGTACCAGCCCCGCATGCACCACGTGCACATTGGCTGAATTTGCCGGGTCGGAATGAGTTGCCCTCGCAAATCGGCTGGACTTGAAAGCTCAAACTCTACGGTTTCATCGTCTGACCCTGATTTACGGTCGATGTAATAAACCTGTTTGCGCTCCTCGTTGGGATTCGCAGTCGGGTTCCCGCTAGGAAAATTTCTTGCGTCCAGGTAGTGAGCGAAGGTGTCATGGATGATCACCTTTGCTTTAGCCATCCCCTGAAACCTTCGGCACAGCGCGCCAATCGTACCGCTGATGTTTGCCACGGTGAGAGACGGCCGTGAACTCTGGCCGTCACTGCTTACAGATATGCCGGTCAGTTCATACGGCCACGCGCCATACTCCTGCCCCTGCCACCACACCGACTTCGGCTCAAGTTTTGACTCGTCGCCGCCTGCGGCGATGATTTCCGCCTCGGTATGCGGGATTGTCTCGTTGTGAAAGCGAAGAATACCCGCACCGAACGCTGAGCCGTCTACCTCGATCAGGCGGACGCGCTTACCCGGTTCCAGTTTCTGGACATCAGATGAAATACTCATGGATGGTATGCCTGTATGAATGTGCTGCTGAGGGTGTATTTTTTGTTGCCGTGGGTAGATATCTGGAAGGATTCCGCGCGCCATAAACCTGAAGGCTCAAGCGGTGGCTTCCAGATAAATGACTTCCACCCTGCATGTCTGTTCAGAAAGTTTTTAATGGCCTGAATGTAAGCCTCGTCGCCGGTAAAGCTCACGCTCCACTGAGGTGTTACCGGGTTGATGCCGTCCCCGGCCACCTGTGTATAGCTATCGCCAAACTGCGCCTTTCGGGTACGAAAACTTGTATCAACCTGAGAGGCAACCTTTGGGCACCAGCTGAAGGTTTCGACTGCCATGGTTAAACTCCCTTGATTAATCGCCACAGAGGCGATCCCGGCATGCTGGCCTGTTCGTTAATGACACCAGTGATGGCATCTTTAAGCTGCCTGCCTGCTGCTCCGGCAGTACCCTGACTGGACGCCTGTGGAGATCCGCCCTGAATATTGATATCGCCGAAGTTAACTGAAGGCACACCGCCAGAGACCTGTGGCATCCCCACTGCGCGAACGGCAAGATCACCATTAGGTGCCCGCGTGAGGGGCATAATGGCTTCAGGACCTGCCTCGCCGAAAATCCCCGCACCCTTGGCAAAAGCAAACAGCTGAGGCGTCTGGAAAACGCCATTGCTGTAAGCGCTCAGGGACGGAGAGTCGTAAACGTTACCCTTCGCATTAAATGTGAAGTTCGCGCCAGCATTCTGAATGGCGGTACCGCTGCTGGCGGTTGCGGCTGACGAGGCACCAAAACTGAACAGTGATCCAATTGAGCTGACGCCATTAGCAACAGCCATGTTCACCAGAACGTTCTGGATGATCTTCAGTACGCTCACGCCCCAGTCCTTCCAGCTGTCAACGTTGCCATTGAGCATGTCGGTGATCGTGGTGACCGCGCCACCCATGGCCTGCTTCATGCCGTCAGCGGCCATGGAAGAATAATCAGTAGCTTCGTCCACCCAGTTCGCATAACCCTCAGACAGTCCCGTCATCCAGTCGTCACGCTGCGCATCAGAAGCTGCGTAATATCCCTCCTGGTCGCGCAGGCGCTCTTCGAGGTAGCGCTTATTAAGTGCCAGCCCCTGCTGATAGAACGTCTCGTCGATTTCACCAGCCTGACGCTGGCGGAGAAGATCGGTATTCTTCTGCTCAAACTCCTTACGCAGATTGAACTGCTCCTGAAGTCTTTCACGAAACCTGGTTCCCTGCCCGTATCCCAGCAGTTGCGCTTCATTGGCTGCGCGGGCGCTGGCGTTACTGTCGGCAAGGTTGGATTCGTAATTTCGCAGTTGCTCACGTAATTTAACCTGGTCAATCAGCGCAGCATTCTGCAATACCGTCTTTTTCTGGGCTTCTGTCAGAGAAGCAAGTTCGCCCTGGCTGACCTGGTATTTAACCTTCGCCAGTTCAGTATTCTGGCCTTGCAGGGCAATCTGCTCTTTTTGCTGCTTGATAAGGCGCTTATACACATCCTCGGTTTTCTCGCCTTCGGTTTTACCGCCCTTCGCCTTAGGTTTGTTGGCCTCATTATTCCGCCATTCAGCAAGACCGTTATTAATAAACTCCTGACGGCCTGTCTGGAATTGCGGATCACTGGTTAACCCCAGGTCATCGGCTGCATAACTCAGTCGCAGGCGCTCTTTTGCTTCACCCTTCCGGCGTGACAACTCCAGATCCCGGCGACTCTTTTCGAGGGCATCGGTTTGCTTTTTGTCGAGATCGGCCTGCGGAAGTCTGAGCGGGACGTTAGCCAGCCCTTGCCGGGCCATTAATAGCTGATTTCCCAGACCCAGCAGACGGTTAAATTCAGTATGCTGACCATTCATCATGATCATCGACTGATATACCGCATTCTGTCGCCAGGCTTGTTCGCGTATTAAATCATTACGACGCCGCTCAATTTCTTCGAGGGCCTGCTGTATGCCGCGAGATTTATCTCGCATGTCATTCAATTTTCCCTCTTCAACAGCAAGTTGATCCGTAACAATAGCTATCGCTCTAAGGATTTCTGCATCGTTCTCGCTGTTAATACCCGGCTTTCCACGCGATGCATTCAAATCGTCGATCTGGTTCTTCAGCTTACCAACCTTTTTGGCTTGCTCATCAACAAGACGATTTTGTTCAACGAGAGCCTCAACAGTTTGTCCACGATTTTCATCCGTCTCGGTCAGAGACATTTTTGAGGTTTTTTGCCTAATTTCATCAATCTGACCAGCGTACTCCTGAGCGGAACGACGTGCCTGCTCCTGATTCTGATACATCGTGTACCAGGCACCAGCGCCAAGCATCAGCAGCCCTGGCAACCCGCCCACCAACCCTAAAAGTCCTGTAGCGCCAGTTTTTACCAGCCCCAATACAGATGTTGCAGAGTTAAGAGCTTGCTGAGATGCTGCCACTACTCTGTTTGACTGCACCAGAGCAGCGTTCGCTGTAATCATTGCTCGGCGTTTGGCAATGGCATTTTGAGTCGCTGTGGCCTCAGCATTTGTATTTTTAGCTAAGACAAGTTCTGACTGAGCCAGTTGATATGCTCGCTCAGCAGCAAGTGCATCGGCGGCCGCCTTGCGCTGTGACTGTGTGGCAGTATTTGCCCTGGCAGCGGCTAGTGCTATTTCATTTTTCCTTGCCTCAACGAGTTGCGCTGTTTGGCTTCCGAGATCGCCGATCATGCCGCCAATAAATCTCGAACCGCCGATGGCCGCCAGGACACCAGCAGCAGAGGCCACGGTATTTATATTGTCTGAAATCGCATTCAATGCCCCGGTTAGCGCGCTTGTCGCCCCAGTGGCTTCATTTGCACCACCTACCCACGCCAGAAATGCGTTTTCAATTTTGGTCGTTGCTGATGCAACGGTCTGTGGCATCGCGCTATATTCATCCTGTAACGCCCCAAGCTGGCTGATTAAAGCCGGAACAACTTTATCGGCGGTAAGTTGTCCCTGATCGGCCATAGCCTTTAAGTCTTTCCTGGCGACACCCATGCCGGATGCCAGTGCACGAATAACGCGATCACCGTTTTCATTGACGGAGTTAAATTCCTCGCCTCGAAGAACACCCTGTGCTAACGCCTGACTAAACTGTGTGATTACTGAGCTGGCTTCAGACGTGCTTGCGCCTGACAGCTTAAGTCCTGTCGATATAGCTTCGGTTACTTTCAGAACCTCTTCTGAACTGTAGCCATACTCACGCATGGAGGCGGCTGAACGGGCAAACAGGCTGGCGTTATCTGAAAATGCGGTTCCGGTTCGCTGGCTAATATCCATCAGTGCACGCTGTGACTCTTTGAAGTCATCGGAGGATTTTGATGCCTGCTTTAACCGGGCGTTAACTGAACTCCACTCATCAGCCAAAGAAATAAGGTGCCCGGTGGCATATGCTCCTGCAAATGCCCCAGCAAGACCAACAGCAGACGCCTTTGCAGAATTAAGCTGCCCCGTTAAATCAGCTAAAGCCCTCTGAGTTTCTCTTGACGCTGCCGCTGCCTGGCGGCCACCATTTTGCATGGTGCGGTAATAATCTTGCCCCATTCGTGAGGCGCGGGAAATTTCCGTCTGGAATGACTGCGAGTTAGCGGAAATTTTGATTATTAACTCACGTAAGGTTGCCATCAATTTTCTCCAGGCGAAAAAAAAGCCCATTAACGGGCTTTTTGTTGTGATATAAATTTCATGGCTTATCTAAAAATTCTCTCAGAGCTTCCGATTTATTGCAGGAATCTTTATTAACAGTCATCCCTGCCTCTTTTTGCTTTTGACAGAAATAGTAGTAATCATCGTTTGTTTTTATATAGCCCATGAATTTAATAAAAGCTTTTTTACACAATTCAGGATTTGCATGATCAGAGCAAACCGTAGACGTATAGCTTTGCAACTCATTTGGTTCTAATGGAGCCAGTGTTTGAGTTGCACTTGATAAACAACTGAAACCATAAAATAATACAAATAGAACTAGTTTTTTCATTTTCTTCACCAAATTATAAAAAAATAATCCTATTCTTTTACAGTTCATTTGTCACTGAGTTGCAGCTGTAAGTGCCGCCTCAAGCCCTGCAAACGGGTCCTTCGGTGCTGATTGCTCATCGCCACCCCAGCGCAGGATCGCATCGTCCAGCGGTACTTTTGCCCCCTGCGAGCCGTAGATGGCAGAGACGAGCTGGGCTGCCTGAATGTCGCCACGGATATCGCCAACCGGACTTTGCCTGTCGTACTCAATCCACATCAGAAGCTCGCTTGCCGTCATATTCTGTCGAAGCTCTGAGAGCGTGCGCCCCATACGGAGCGCAAGCGACATCAGAAACTTTACGCCGGGGGTTGAGACTTTTCCCGCGCTTCGTCCGCGTTATTGATCAGGTCAAGCGCCTGTTTGAGAAGGCGTGAATGGACGGGGCCGTAGATTTCACGTACCTGCTCTTCTTCGTCTACGCTGAATACCGGTTGCTTATCGGTGTCACACAGAACGTCAATGAAGAGCACCACGTCAGCGCAAAGATTACGGTGTGCCTTTTCCGATACCGACACATTTTCATCATCAGTACCCGCTTTCACCACCTCCTGCCAGCGCAGCCAGGCTTCACCAGACGGCTCACGCAGAACCACTTTGACGCCTTCCCACTCAGGAACGGCGACCGTCTTATGACGGAAACCCGACATCTTAGCCAGGGCGAGATTTTTAATATTCTTCATGCGACCTCTCAGGAGCCAGACTCGATATTTTCAGGCTTACCTTTCAGACGCAGGGAGAACGTTGCCGCCACTACGCCGTTGGTACCTGAAGACCAGGTGTGCTGGCGGATTTCAGCCAGGAACTTAAAGCCCTTGCCGGACGGGAAGATAACCTGGAAAGCGTAGGTCGTATCGTTGTCATACGCATCACGCAAGGCGTCCTGCGCCGGATTCTTGTAGAAGTTTCCGGACAGAGAGATTTCTGACGGAGAAGGCAGGCCGTTAATGTTCTCCTGCTCGGTCGAGCAAAGCGTTGTTACGTCGATATCCTGCTTCTGACCACCGGTGAACTGAATTTCTTTGATGGTGCAACTCAGATCGAGGAAGGTTGCGGAATCCATCGTTTCTTTGGTGGCTGGCAGGGAGGAAATAAGGATCTTCGTCAGCTGCGATTTTTCATAAAGTGCAGACATAGCTGTCTCCTGGAAAAAGAAAACCCGCCATCAGGCGGGTTCGTTGGGTGAATTAATTGTCAGGGGGTAACTTTAAAATCCAGGGTGGCACGGTAGAGCCGATAATATGGCTCGTATCCGGGGATTTTTACCACCTCTGTAGGGTTTAACGACTTAAGCGAAGCAAGCGCCAAATCTCTCAGAGATCGTGATTCAGTGATCGTTGTGGCATACACATCGACCTGAACGGAAACCCTGCTCTCTGCCTGGCCACACATCACGTCAGCGGAAACATCATCGACGATGGAAAAGATAATCCATGGTGGAGTGACCGACGGTTTCCCGTCACTACCTAATGGCGCAACATAGGGATATACCCGTCCTTCTGCCAGGGGAGAAAGCAAGGCGTAGATATTATCTTCATTCACTTGCTCAATACCTCATCAATAGCCTGACTCATCCTGGCAATGGCGACGCTGGCGGCCTCTTCCTCGCGCGTATCGTAAGCGGGTCGCACAAACGGATGTGCAGGCATGTTCGCGGTGCCCATTTCTACGAATCGCCAGTAAAAGGCGTTTCTCGGGTTATTCGCCTTCATCGTGTTATCGCTGTTCCCGGTGCGCGGGTTAACACCACGAATATGGACACCGGAAGAAATTTCCCCGCGGCGGCGGCTTTTTTGGGTCACCACCACCACGTTTTTTTTCAGTTTCCCGGTGCGCACTGGTGCGCGTGCGATTACTTCTTCCTTAAGCACTTCGGCACCGGCGCGCGTAGCATCACGCAGGACCTTGTTGTTTTCAGCGCGGCTAAGCGCCTCCAGATCCTTTGCGATGTCATTCAGGCCGGAAAAATCGAGGCTCGTCTCAATCATTTTTCAGCTCCCAGCTTGCACAATATCTCCAGGCGTCCCCCCTTTTCATCGGGTATTGGCGGGCCTATAACGTTAAGGGTTTTGCCTCGGTATGGCCCACTCTGAACCTTTAGCCTGGATGCCGCTGTTATAGTTTCTCCAGATTTTCCGCGAACCCATACCCTGACATCAGCCTGAGCAATTTCGGCACCGGCCGCCATTAATTCTCTTCCGCTCCGGCCTCTGATATCTGCGCGGATGGTTTCACCATCTACCCATGTTTCTACAGGCTGGCCTGATTCGTCACGAATATGTATGGGGTTTTGTATCACAATAATTTGTATGAGCTTACCAGCGGATATAGCCATGAATGCCCTCAAATAATTGTTGGAAGACGAAGGTCATGAATTAAAAACGACACAGAAAATGGAAGCTCCCCATGCAGTAAATCTTCCTTGTCAGCCAGATCAGGGTTTCGGTAAAGCATGCCCACCAGACGCATCGTAGCAGCCTTCATCCGGCTTAGCGCTTCACCTTCTATTAACTTTCCTGTCTCATCAACGACCTTGTCACGGCTTCCCTGTATAAAAGCCAGCAACACCGAACTGGCTTCCTGTATTTTTTCCTTAAGTGGGCCGTCGTCAGCATCATGATCAATGTGCAGGTGTTCCTTTATCTCATCCAGTGTCACAAGTTCAATCACGTTTTATCCCTCCCGTCGCGGCCACGCTTGGCAGCCAGGGTCCAGCCTTTCGAACCTGCCTCACCCGGCTTGTCCTGAGTCTGCGCGTCGCAGTGCCAGAGCGAACCGCCCCATGTAACTGTGTCGCCAGGCAGATATTCCTGACCGGATTTGAATACGCCCTGATAAATCATCACTGGCACGTCAAAGGATTTGGTTTCGCTGGCGCCACTGGTGCGGTTAACCGTCAGGGTGAAGCAACGCTGCTCAGATTGCTGAATATCAATACCCGCCACACCATCAACAAGACACTCCCAGCCACGCATACCATGGGTTTTCTCGTAAGCGCGCCACAGGCCGCCGTTATACGTCGCATAGCTGCCACGTGGGTAGCTTTTCCCCTCATCAATGAAAGGTAGAATCTCCAGCGACAGGGCGTCCCGGCCATTTTCTCCATCTTTACCCGGCTCTGCTGCGGGCAGAGCTGCAATCGCCTCATTAACCAACGATTTCACATCTGGCAGCTCCGGCATGGATGCGGAAACCAGCTCCTGAATCATCGGCTTGACGTCTTCAGTCGTGACACTTTTACCGTCACGCGGTACCGGGATGGCGGCTACCGCCTCGCTGACAGCTTCTTCAACTGCCTGTTTAAGCATGGCGGGATCAAAGTCTTTACCGTCCTTTGGTACAGGTATCTCTGCCACGGCATTGCTGACCAGTTCCTGTAAAACGGGGGTAATATCGTCGACCGTGACACTTTTACCGTCCTGCGGTGCCGGGATAGCAGCGACCGCTTCGCTGACCATAGCGCCGATATCCGGCAATTCAGGAGTCTCAGGAACCGGAAGGGATGCCACTGCATCAGCCAGCAGCTTGGTAAAGTCAGGTGCCGGTGTATCCTTCAGGGACGCAACCTCAAGAGAGAGCCTGGTAAGGTGCTCTTCCGTTGTCTGCTGATAGTCACTGAGGCTTTTTCTGAAAGACTCACGAAGCTCGCCAAGCGCAAGGGAAAATTCCTCTCCAAGAGCCCTGATAAGGGAAAGTTCACGTTCATTCATTTGGTTAACAATCCTCTCAGCATGGCTTTTGCCGCTGTCAGTTCAGATTCCGACATGGATTTCCCGTTCGCATCGTCAGATGTGGTACGGCTGCCGGCGCCGGATTTGGCAAACGGGTCATCCGAAGCATCACGGCGCGCCAGCGCTTCAAGACTGAAGTTCTGCTGCTGAAGATACAGTGCGTCGCCGCCGGGTAAGGGCGGAAGGTTTTCACTCCGTCGCGCCTCATTTGGCGTCAGAATGGTATTTTTCACACCCTCGCCGAGTGATTTGATACGGCGTTCGCTGTCCATACGCAGCAGCGCATTAACATCAAACTCAGTCCCTGTATCACCCTCAAGTTCAAACGCTTCATCCAGCAGCAATTCGATGGACTCAATCAGTGACTGAAGACACTGTGAGTAATACTGCTGATCCTGCGCCTCGATGTTGTCATGCGTTGGCAGTTCACCGATGCCAACCTTATAAGCAGGCACGTGAAATACTGAACAGACAATCTGCGCGGTCATGCGAAGCTGTTCGACAGTTTGTGCATCAGCAGCTGAGACCGTCCGGGGAACATATTTCGCACCATTGCTCAGAATGGCGGTTTTACCCGCATTTTCCCCGGTATAACCAGTGTCCCAGTTTTCTTTGATCTTCCTGGCGTTCTCTTCCGTAATCGAGCCCGGAACCTCGATAACTCCGCTAGGTTTCCCGCCATTGCGGAAAAAGTACGCTGAGCTTTCCTGAATATGGTGACCCTGCATTGCAGCCAGACCAGCGGCATAAATCGGGGAAAGACCAATAAGGGGATGGAACAGGCAGTTGAACCTATCGTGAATAACCTCTCGTGCCGGTACTGTCACAGATGATTCAATGCCGGCCATGTTATCCGGATTGATCTGGTAGAAGACAGAGCCATCATCGGCCACCAGCGGCGTAACCTTGTTCCAGTCCAGCAGCCTCAGCTCAGTTATCTCACCGCGGTTGTTCCGGATCTTGAGCGCAACAGTATTACCTTCGCACAGCTTGGAATTCAGCCAGTGCTCAAAGAACTGGATGCGATTCTGAAAGGCATTTGGCCTGGAATACAGCGCGGCTATCTTCCCGGTTTTAATTTCCCTCCGAACGCCATTTGAATCCTGTTTCATCAGGCGCGGAGGCATTTTAGCGATATCACTTGCGATCAGAGATATGCAGGAAAACACAGCATAATAGGAGAGAACCGTTTTGGGTCTAATTTCCATGTTCTGCTGCCAGGCTCCGGCGAAGGGTTCATGGACATAACTGAACATTGGCGTCCAGCCGCCACGGCTGACAGGCTGCTGTAGATTTTTGATTTGCCCCTCTTTTCTTCGGAAAGGATTCCACATTAGCCGTTCTCCGCTTTACGCTTATTCTTCCTCACCCCGGTAGTTACCTCGGTGAAATATTCAGCCTTACCGAGCAGCACCAGCACCCTTGCGCACCGATCGTCCACGGCCTTTATGTCTCCCGCAATTGAGTCATGGGTACGTTGCAGATATCTGATTTTTGCCATGTTAATGGCGGGGATTCCCCCGCCCTCCTTCGGTAATTAGCTGCCTGCGCCAGCGCCGTAGTTGACGCCGGAAATCACCGCTACTGCGGCAGTACGGCGACGCTTCCAGTTGATCCAGCGCTCGGCACGAATAGCCACGCTGTTCGTCTGGAACATGGAAACCAGCTCGGTACCAGTTGGTGTAATGCTGTCACCAGCCGGATCGCTTTCCATTTCCAGAGACGCTTCGCGGGACATATCGACCGCCACGCCACCATCATCAGCGAGGTAGATATCCGGTGCGTTTACCAGCACCAGCTGGTTGCCAACGTACTGAGAGACAATCACTGGAAGGCCCTGGAAAGTACCGCCCAGCAGGGTCATTTCCGGATACTCCTTCTGGCCCAGCGCATTCTTGCGCATGGACAGTGCCAGTGCCGTAGTGCTGGACATCAGCCAGACAGCACCGTTCGGCTGAAGGTTGGCCGCAACAAACACGCCAAATGCCGCAGCCGCGTCGTCATCCGGGTTTCCGGTAGACGGGACGGCGGTAATGCCGTTGGTAATGGACGCCGGAGAGACGTTGGCAACCTCAGCTTTTGATGGGCTGATGAAGTCCGTATCAAGACGGGCAATGACCGCTTCTGCCAGCGCATTACGCACCAGTGCATCAGCTGCCGGATTAGAGAATCGGATCAGCTCATCCGTCAGCACGGCGATTGCGGCCACTTTGGCGAAGCTGAAGGTGATGGACTCGAAATCAAACTTCGTCAGCGGCTTCGCCTTGCCCTGGCCTACCCAGTTTGCAGATCCGCCGGAAGTTTGTGCCGGAATGCGGATGTTGAACGGGACCTGACGCAGGGCAGGAATACCACCCTGACCGAACCGACCGATAATGGTCTGCGGGCGGAGGAACTCAACAAAATCATTTGCATATTCCTGATACTCCACCAGCGCACCAGCCCATTGCGGGTCTGTAGTGGTACCAGCGCCCACCGCCGCCTTGAGTACGTGGTGAAGCTTCGGATCGTCAGGATACTGCTTACGAGCAATTTCCAGCGCTTCGGAGCGGCTGCCGTTCGCGGCGGCAAGCGATTTTGCAAAGCGGGCAAAGGCGATGCCTTTTTCGAGTTTTTGCTCTACGCGGATGATCCCCGGTGCGTTTGCTTTAACGGTGGTGACTTCGCCACTGGCTGCTTTAGATACCGGCTTTGCAGTCGATGCCAGATTGCTTTCCATGTCGCGCAGTCGTTTGAGGTGTGCATCAACTGATTTAATTTCTGCGGACGTGTTGTCGTAGCTCTCTTCTTCTTCAGCGTCCAGGGTGCGCCCCTCTTCAGCCGCCTTTGACATCACTTCATCAAGTGATGCGGCCAGCGCTGCACGCTTCGCTTCAAAGCTCTTGATTTGTTCTGCGATATTCATTGAATTATTTCCTTGTTTGGTTTTAGGTGCTGTAGCGCCAGCGGTTTTAGAGGTTTTCACTACCGGTTTCTCATTGCCTGACGCGGCGAAAAACTGGCGATCGAAAGATTTAACGGTCTGGATGGAGCATTCGGCATTGGCCGGAATGGTCACCGCCGAGACCTCAAGCAGGTCCCAGGACAAAAAGCGAATACCGCCTTCATCCAGGAAGGAATACTCAATTGGGCGGAACCCAATCGACAGGCCGCGTACCAGCCCCGCCTTAATCGAAGCCCACGCTTCATCAAGACGTGCGATTAACTGGGATGGCATGTCAGGGGTTGGTTTCACGAGCTTTGCTGTGATCTGCAACCCCTCTTTCACCATTTTTGGCGTGCAGGTGCCAATAGGCTGAGAGCGGTCGTGCTGCCAGAGGAACGGCGTATCGCTGCGGAATTTCGCCCCCTCCGGCTCCATAATGTCACCGTCACGATCGGGAGACGGTGTTGAGGCGATGCCGGTGATAATCCGCTCATCCTCATTTACCGACTTCACCGTCATGAGGGTGCAGGCGCGTTTAAGCGTCATTTGCTGGCCTCCAGAAATGAAAAAACCCGCATGTGCGGGCCATTAACTGACGTGTGTGTTAAACGAAAAATACCTGGTAGTCTTTTTTGACCGGTTCGGGGTTAAGAGCCATTAACGTAACGGCGTTGAATGTGGCCATAAGAGGGTCAATTTTCCCCTTCCCGCTGGCCTGTTTGGTGATGAGTATGGCGTTACCTTTCGGCTCCACACGGGCGTTGCCTACGCACCATGCCATCAGAAGCTGACCACCATGAAGCAGAACACCCTCAGCCAGCTTTCGCTCGGTAGTCTTAATGGCGCCGCCGAGTTTCCAGCCCTGGCTGACCCCGGTTACAGCCTCATCAGGAATGCCTGCCTCACTGAGCGCATCAAGAATTTGCCCGACCTCAGAGGGGTCAATCCCAATTTTGTCCAGCAGTTCTGCTTCATAAATCCGGCTGACGTACTCTGCAACTTGCTCAACATCCTCACCTACACGCTTAACGATCGTCAGGTCACCGGCCCTCTCAAAATCCTTTAATTTTGAAATTTCGCTCTTTCGTCTTTCCAGGGCGATGGTATGCGCCCATGCATGACACCAGCATAACCATTCGCGAGTCTGGCGATCGCGCCCGATAACGGCCAGGCCAAGAAGGTCATCGAGACCACCGCCATCTATACCAACTGTGACCACCTCAGAGCGGCGCAGAATATCTTCAAAAGTGACGCGCCTTGCCTGTTGCTCCCAGAAATCCGCCCCTGCCCATCGGTCAGCGCGCAGGGCGAGACCGATTTCAACGTTGGCGTGCTTGGACATAAAGCCACGGAAGTCTTCTTCCCCGGCCTCTTTCGCTTTGTTGTATTCGCGGTAAAGAAACTGCTCGTCAACGGAGTAACCCAGGTTGGGGTTAACCATCGCGAGGTTATCCAGAAGAAGATGCTCTCCGCTGGCAACCATTTCCGGTGGATGCTCAAATATCACCGGAAGAAAATGCGGGTCGTGAATTTTTCCGTCGCGAACGTCACGGGCGTACTGTAACTTTTTCTTAAACACACCAGCAGGCGGTTCGTTGGACTGCGTGGTTGTGTACATCACAAAGCCTTCCGGTCGTGATGCCATGCCACCGACTGCCTCGCGCAGCATATCTTCGGAGTTATGTTGCTTGCCAAAAAGCCACAACTCGTCAATGAGCGTGCCAACAGATTTAATCCCCGATACGGTGTTGGGATCGGCGGCCACCACTTTCAGCGTCGTGTCCGTTCCCCTGTGGGTGATGGTCCTGATGTGTGTCTGCACCTGACAGAGGTCATCCAGATCATCATCCCGCTTTACCATATCGCGCGCCGGGTTAAAGGCGTTTGTCGCCACCTCTACAGTCGGGGCGATGATGGTGTACCCGGCAGCCTGACGCCAGTTGAGCAGCAAGGCCGTCATCATTATCCCGGCGGCCAGCGTAGACTTGGAGTTTTTTTTGGGGATCAGTACAAACACTTCTGTAATGTGTCTGCGGCCGGTTTCGGCATCATAGGAGCCGAACAGCGCGGCAACGAGATCGAAAACCCACTGTGCGCAGGACTCACCGAAAGTTGGCGATCCTGGAGCATCAACGATTTTCAGTTGCCTGAAAACGTTCAGGGCTATTTCAGCCTGCTCCGGGTAAATCGGGGCAGGAATAATAGACTGGCCTTTCTTCAGGCGCTCCGCCCAGTCAGGGCAGGCAGTTGTCCACTCCGGCATCATGTATTCCCGCGATTGTTAACCACCAGTTTCGGCGGCTGCTGAATTGCGAACTTATTGGCCGCTTTTTTGGCAGCCTCAGCTTTTGCATCCTTCTTACCGCCCTCACCTTTCTTCTGATGCATATAAGGCAGCATGGCCTTTGCAGCATCTTTCCTGGTTTCGATTTCGTAACCAACGTTGTTCATAACCGATTTCAGGAAGTCGAGAGGGTCTTCATACTCACCGGCGGACGATGCCGCAGGAGGTCGTTTTTCTTCAGGAGTGTTTACTGCTGGGGTATAAACATTCCTGCGATACGCAGGTTCGTCATCCACCTCAACTTTTTCTCGTTTTTTCCGCTCAATAAACGCGATGACCTCCGGGTCTTTAGCAAGCTGCGACCCCTTGGAACGCGCGGATTTTTCAGAATATCCCGCCTTTATTGCCGCATCCTTCTGAGACATCCCGGACATCAGCGCGAGAGCATATTTCCGCTTCTGCGCTGTTAACATGTTTACACCCTCCAGAGGGGGATTTTTTCTGCGAATGAGAGGGGGAGCGGTGTCCAGGGCGATCGATGTTTACTCTGGATGATACCCCCCCCCGGGGTTGGCAGGCCTCAGAGCCCTACAAACCCTGATTCCTGATCGCCATCATGCACCTTATGCTTCAGGGCTTGTTCATCAGGCTGATCAGTAGCGGCTTCACGTGCAGACTTACCTGCATGACATTCAGTGCAGAGCGTCCACAGGTTGTGCTCCGAGTTATCGCCTCCGAACTGAAGCGCGATACGGTGGTCGAGTTCACTGTCAGTCAAATCAACAACCCGATTACACATACAGCAGCGACCACTGTCACGCGCATAGATACGGCGCTTCAAACTCACCCTTGCACTTCCACTTATCCGGCGCTGCTCACCGTAGATTGGCTTGATGCGTCGCGTATCAATGGCTTTCAGGCGTGGCTTTAACGTTGATAGCTTAGACATGAACCTCCACGCCCGGCGGCGTTCTGTACGTGGCGCTGAGTCAGGGTGATGCTCTACCGTTTCAGCATCTGCATGGTCCACCAGCGAGTAACACGGATAGATCACTGAGCCACCCCATGCATCACCCACAGCGTAATCGGCGGGTTTGCTGTTATCCCAACGGGATAGCACGCGATGCACATGCTCAGGCGGGACGCTATAGCAAACGCCATGAATGAGTCTCGACAGCGTGATGTAATCAGCGCGTGTCTTATCAGCCACGATTAGCCGCTCAGCAATCTGCATTTGATATTGTGGAGGCCGCCCGGTACCGAGATAAAAGCTCAGCATGTCGCCAGGAAAACGAGCCAGCCAGTCCTGAGCCTTATAACGAAAACCATCAACGGGTAATGCATCCTCTTCGATGATAATCACTCTGTCTGATTGCTCAGCAGCCCAACGAAGAGCGCGAAGGTGGTTTGAATTTGCACCAGCACTATGCTCATCCATGAAGACAATGTCAGCCTCAAGCTTACTCGCTAACTCTTCAGCCATGGTGCGGCGGGAATGGTGAGCCACGATAGCGATCAACATCTGTCAGCCTCATTGTGTGTGAAATGCTCAAGTCTGGCGGCAATAGCTGCGTCCCTGGCTTCTTCAAGTGACATGAATGTTTTCCTTAGAACAAACTTGCCATTGAGCTTAACTTGCGCGAGCCAGCGCCTGTTGCCGCGATTCAGATAAGTAACCCCGAGTACTCCAGTTTTACTATTTTTCTTAGCGCCGCCGAGGTTTTGATTGTTCTCGCTTCTGCTGGCCAACCTGAGGTGATTGATATTGCAGCAGAGCCTGTTGCGACAAATATGATCGACATCCATACCATCAGGAACAGGACCGTTCACGGACTCCCAAACAAAGCGATGCACACGTAATGCCTTACCGCCAGTTCGTATGCTGCCGTAACCTGTTTTTAACTTTGCGCCGGTCCATACCTGGCATTCGCCTTCAATCTTTGTCCTGGCCTTAATTGCTTCCTGTGGCGAGCTATAAACTGTGTTCCGCACAACCAATGGATCACCGTATTTCCGCCATCTGAAATAGTGCTTTCCGCACATCCCTCTTTTTTCAGAACGATTATCGCGGTCATTCACGGAACATTTTTTAGACATCATATCTCGCAACCAATAAAAAAGGCCGCCGAAGCGACCTTGATTTATTTTCAAATTATTTATGGCGCCAGAAAGCGTACTCTTTACCGACACCATCGGACTTAAAAATAGTGTGGATGCGCGGGCCGGTGATAATGCGATCGCCAAACGATTTAGCAACAATGCCAAAAGCGATCATATCCCCCACCGCGGCGCCAGCCTGTTCTTTCTTCCAGAAACGATAGCTCTCGATCCGGTAGTAAAGACGGATGATGCCGTGAGCGAACGCCATCACATCAGCGCGGCTGCCACCCAGCAGACCAGCGTTAAGCATCACATTGTTGCGGTGCGCTTCAATGAACTCCTGATAGATACGCTCAGGATGATTCTGTTTCGCCCAGGAGTCGGCGTAGGTCTTCGGTTCAGAACCGACATACACCTTTCCGGCTTCCATTTCTTCCCACGGCGCGCAAAGCATTTCGACATCGGTACCATCGGTACACCAGACGAACCGGTATTCATGGTGTTCTCGCAGGTGCTGCCAGATGTGCAGCCAGCGACGGAAGTAGACATTCATCTTCACGTCAGGGACGCGGTGAAGTTCAACATCTGCCGGGACTGTCTGCAGTTCATCCACCAGCGCGATACGTCCGCACTGCCGGAGTGATGCGGCCCATTTAGCCAGCATGTCAGGAGAGGCGGTCATTTTCGTACCGCGCTGCGGGTCAGGCTGGCTGGTCAGTAACGTAGTGATAACCACGTCGCGCTGTCGCCGGTACTCCACATAACCGGTAAACCCGGCATCACGCCGTTCGTTGTGGATTTTAACGTTACGCTCCACCAGCGCCTGCCGGTCTGGTTTTGGTACCGAACGCTCTACGGCCTCATGCTCATCAAGAGAATGAATCAGCTTTTCTGAACCGACGACATCACCGTAAGCCCACGTCGTAAGACCAGCGTTATGGATGCGCAGGGCAAGGTCGCTGTGTTCGTACATACCGCGACCGTAGACCGGGTCAAAGCCGCCAATCTTCTCGATAGCGCTGCGGTGGTAATACAACATCACGCCGCGCTGCCCGGTATAAGCCACATGCCGATCGTCACGGTAAAGCACCGCCATGTCGTTCAGCTTATTGCGACCGGCCAGATCGAGAAACTGGTACGCCAGGTGCGGTTCAGGTGATTCGATATAAGGCAGGTGCCAGTTGTCGGCAACCGGCCATGCGTCATCGTCCCACAGGAAAAGGTGCTCACACCCGGAATCCATCAGCGCTGTCAGGCTGGCGTTCTTTGAAGCGACGATGCCGAGGGATGATTCATGCCGAAGCAACTGCACGCCGTCGGGAACTACTGCTGAGGGTTTAGAACCATCGTCGATAACAACCACCAGCGCGCCGGCTGGAAGATGCTTCATGTGCTGTTCGAGCGCTCGTTTCAGAACGTCGGATCGATTGTGGGTAGTGATGGCAATGCCGATCCGAGACGACGAAGCGCTGGCGGGTGCATACGGGACACCGTCAATAGTGACCTGCATAATAAACTCCATGGATAATCGTATGCGGAACAGTTACTGCTTAACGCTGTTGGCGCTCAATCACCACAAGTCCACGACGAGTTTGTCGTTTCACCTCACCGTTTTGCGCCAGCACCCTGCCCTTACCATCGGTTTCAATGCTCACTACCTCACCAGTAACATCATCCGCGGTAAGGCAATGTTTAACTTCTTCCCCGTTCAGATAAACGGTGATGCGCTCTCGCCCTGGGATGATGCGTTCACCCGGATCATCATCGAGTACAGTTATGCGCATGGTTAACGCCCTTTCTGATATAACAGACCGCCGGGTTGTAGCGCGTTACGGATGGCGCGGTTCACGGCTTCATTAATGTTCAGCTGCGCTGCTAACTGAGCAGAAAACTGAGCATCAAGTGAAGCCTGCAGCGACTTAAACAAATCACTCTCACGCACGGCATCAATGACGGCCTGCTTCGTTTCATCGCCAAGCCTGATATTCATCTTCGCGTTTGTTACGACGGCGTTTCCGATGATGGATGAAACGGCTTCATGCACCGTATAGCGATCAGCCATAAACTCAACGTTGCTCTGGCCATCTTCAACTCCGATGGTCATGCCAGCTGCGTACCGTTTGCCACCATAATCCACGTTCATCTTCACGCTGTAGTTCGTAGACAATGTGCCATTGCCGATCAGCGCCTCGTGGATGTAAGCCTTGCCGGTTTTATCAACAAACCAGCCACCTTTAAGGCCATGAAGTGCGCAGCTGTTACGGATCTCTTCGTCCAGCGCCTCAATAATCTCTTCGGTATCGACAGAAGAAACCCCTTCGATCCAGTCACCGGCTCGCCAATCTCGTGCTGAGCCATCTTCTGCAATTGGACGCAGGCGCACCTGCAATCTCTCACCAGCTTTGAGGCCGGAAATAAGGCATACGGTAGCTGGCCAGAAGATGCGTTTTTTCATAAGTCGGCCATCTTCATGAAGGCATTGCAGTTCTAGCACCGCGCAGCCACCCGGCCATTTCCATTCGACGTCCACACCAAAAGGTTTGGGAGTGGTTTTTACGTAAGGGACGATTGAAGGTTCTGACATTTTAATTTTCCTTTTAGACGTGAGCCTGTCGCACGGCAAAGCCGCCGAAAGTAATCGGTTTGCCCAGGCTCACAGCTGAAAGACTTTCTTTGATGTGCGCGTGCGATGCGCATAAATGCCGCGCTATGCGGTTACTGTCTGAATATCAGGGTATTACTTCGTTCTAACCCCGGGTAAGGTAAGCATTCAGCCCGTCAGTGGTGGGACACTGATTCACGCAAAGAGGAGGAATGGCTGAATAACTCTTCGAAGGAAAAAGGATGATCACCAAAGTAAAAATCAAGTTTATTTCCCCTATTGATGGATCGGTATCAGATACCCCCACGGAGCATGCAATTCCCGTAGTTCCATTGACAGTATGGCCAAGTAGCTCAAAAGATATAAACGTTTATAAACCAAATGGATTGAAGGCTGGTGCCTACGCACTTATAGATACCGGAGCAGATATTTGCTATGTGGATTCAGACTTTGCTGACGATTTAAAACTCCCAATCGCGGAAAAAACAACTGTGAGCGGAGCCACCTCAACAATAGAAACTACAGTTCGGCATGCGGTAATATCGTTCACTGAGGACGAAAGAGTTTTTTCAACAGAATTGACTTCAGTGCCATTGGTAAGTAACGGGAGAAAATTCCAGGTCGTTTTCGGAATGCAACTAATTAAAATGGGCGCCCTTACGATGGATTTTTCCAATCAAGTATTTGAGTTAACATTTTTTAACTAACCCCCCAGGGATACCTCCCTCTTTTGCAAGACTGGATAAGGGCATTGCTTTTGCTGTTTTCCTAAAATCGGTACCAGAATTGAGTTGCGATTTAATATCTTTTAATTCGCTCTCAATTCTCTTTACACGTTCAGCTAAAGTCATGATTGCCTCTTAATAATCGCTTAACATCTACAAAGCCTGCCCGAAGACAATACATACCATTATCAAGCCCACCAGCAGGTGAGCTTTGTAATGGCTAACAGTCGTCATCTGGACGTGCTACAGCTCGACATGCGGCCATGCATGCGCGCTTCATATCGAGCTCTGCCTGGCGTATCCACTCAACAGCTTCCCAGTCGTGAGGAGTGCGTTGTACATCACCTACATGCTCACGCAGCAACTTAATAAACTGGCGGCTGAGATCCTTAAACTGGTTCATCTTGCCGATTTCACCGTAAGAGAGTTCGCGGTAGCCCTTAACGGTGCTTCCGTCCTGTGGTTTAGCTTCGCTCATCGGATTCTCTATTTTTGGTGGGTATGGAAACTTACCCGCGATTGAATGTGAACACAGCAGCATGCTTCACTCCTGTTTCTGGCAGTTCGCCTGCCACGCTTTGTTATGCGCCAGGATGTCTTTCTTCGTCTGGCGGTCCAGAACGTCAATATCGTGGTTTGTCAGATAGATAATCCGGCTCCACAGGCAGCCCGTATCAATCACCACCGGGGCGGGTGAAGTTTTCGCGCAGCTCGCGATCAACATCGTCATCAGGCATGTGATTAACAGTCTGCTGGACATTACTGGCCTCTTTCGTTGCTTCTACCCGGCGTTCGGCTGCTGCGACCGTTGCCGCTGCGTTATCTTCGGTGCGCTGCTGGTCGGCTTTCACTTCAGCTTTGCTGGTGCCGCGAATATGGCCCAAGCCAAACGCGGCGGCGATAACAGCAAATACAGCGACAACTAGCCCGGTAATCATCTCAAGCGTCATATAACCACCCGCTCCTTCACCCAGCCATATACAAACGTCTCGTTCGCGCTGCGCTGTTCTGCCAGTTCGAGATAACGCTGACCCTGGCTGCAATTCAGGGCCCGGAGCATAACCAGTTCGCCCTCTTTTCCTCGCCGGGAAAGATAGCTTTTTAACGCGCTGATAGTTCGCGGACCGATAAAACCATCTGCAATCAGATCGGGATAAAGCGTGCCCTGAATGTTGAACACGTTCAGCCAGCGCTGGAACCATTTGGTCTGAACTGATGGGCCCATGTTAACGCCGGTATCGCACAATTCGGCGGCGATGGCTGGTGATACCTCAGAAACAAGGTCGAAGCGTGGCCCTGCCCAGTAGTCAGCCGTCAGGATATCCAGCGCCTGCTGGCGGGTAAGGTTACGCATATCACCGCTGTAACCGTGGGCACGTGCTACCGCTTGCGTGATTCCCCAGTTTGTTGGGCCACCTTTATCGTCGGGGTGATTAACGTAACCGCCCTCTTTGCCAAGAATGGCGTCAAAAATTTCGTCTTTTGTCATTAGTGCCTCAGAAGATCAACCAGACGTGCCAGATTTCCCCGGACCTTCATAACAGCTGCGCATATCAGGAGGTTCGACATCACCACCAGCCAACTGGAGTCACGATAGAGGCCGAAGATGAATTGCCATGGGATTACTGCGTAAACCAGGATGGTTATATACGCCAGGATTGAGATAAAAGGACGGTGCCGGGCACCATGGCGCTGGTAGAACATCAGAACGACGACGATCACCGAGCAGATAAACGCGTTAAAGACAGCTGACGGGTCAATTACCATTTCCCCCTCCTCCGCGTAACCGTGAGAAAAAACCGAACAGGGTGTTCAGGTCCTGGTTATTAAGAAAAGTTAGGATTTTTATACACAGTGCAGACAAAATCACTGCACCGAGTGCATCCAGTGGTTTTTCATAACTCGAGGCAGCATTTAGCCATGAACCAACAAACCCGGCGCCAAGCACTCCAACAATGAATGATGTAAGGAAATATGCAGCCAGGCGAGCACGCGTAAGGTTTGCAGCTGTCGCGACGTAAAACACCGCACCACCAAACGCTCCAAACACCACGCCGAAATCTGTATGAGTAAAGACACCATACAGGACTGAACCCAGCAGGCCTCCGCCGAGAACTGCACCAGTGCCGGTTAATGGATCGGACATTACGCCCCCTCTGTAATTGCTATGAATCCTCTCAGTAAGTTTGAGGGGAAATAATAAAAGCCCGCTGTTGATGGCGGGCTAATGAGTTGACTATTTGTAAGGTAGGTGTGAGTAAGACTTATGCTCAGAGGTGAAGCTGTATCGGCTGATTCACTATCGGTCCAGGAGAACCACCGGGCATTCAGTTACTTCCCACAACTCAAAGCGTAGCAGCAGTTTGCAAAACCATAAAAAAAGGCCTGCGTTTTATGGCAGGCTCTCAAGGAATTTGAAACTTGTATTGTTGTTGTCATGGTGCCGGGTGCCTCCCGGTGACTCTACCCCAGCCAGCAAAGCCGCGCGCATACCTGCAGATAGCAGTTGACTGGAACGCCCTTTCGCTTAGAAAGGATTCACCACACAAACAAATTACGCCGAAATCATTCCGCCGGTCAATACTTCATTGCCGTGAGTTCTCTCAGAAGGAGGGGAAACAAAAAAGGCCACCCGAAGGTAGCCCGTAGTAATGATTGTGAAGGCTGGAGTCGAACCAGCTTCCATCGGTGCGCTGCCGATTGGGTTACGCGCGCCTTGTGGCTACTTATCCAGAATATTCACCGCAAAACTATTCCCTAGCTCGCCGCTGAGCTTCATCACAATGGGTATCGCTTTGCCGCGCCAGGGAAGTGTGCCTGGTCTCACCGGGATGTCGTCACATACTCAAAGCGATTTCCGTTGTGTAGAAAATAAATAGCCCCACTAATACAGGCAGGGCTTAATTTATTTTATTCGTGTAGGCGTTAACGACACATTTCAGCTTTAGCTTTCATGTAAGCCTCGTGAGCCAACTCCGCAGTTTGGAAACTACCGAGATCTTTGCGTTTCCCGTTGACGCTAATCGCAGAACGCCACAGGCCACGATCCTTGCACCAGTTTGCTCCAATTAGCCCAGATTTCGCACCTTTTCTGGCCTTATGCCTGTTCTGCTGATTAACAAACTGGGTAACGATACGTAAGTTGTCCCATCGGTTATCTTTGGGATTGCCATTGATATGATCGACACACTTATCAGCTGGCGGCAGCGCACCATCCATGTATAAAAAAGCCAACCGATGAGCGAAGATTAATTTCTTATCGATCATTATCTGGATATAGCCGTACGTATCTGCGTTCCCGGCTATATTGCCTGGCGTAGACCGAGAGTTTGTTCGCTTGATCCAAACAAATAAACCAGTCAAAGGGTCGTACTTCAGAACCTCTTTCAGCCGTTCTTGCGTGATGCTCATGATATGCGTATGCCTTACTTTGAAATGAACCTTTGCCGCACAGGAAACCAGCCCGTCGAGGCTCGCCAGCGCTAACTGACTTCCTAAAAGGCTCATTTCAAATGGATTGGTTCGACGTATTGAATGCGCGGGCGGTGCGCGGGAAATGCGGGTACAAAAAAACCCGCAACGTGGCGGGCTTTTCGAGGTTAATTATCTACAGGCGTTATACTCCATAATCAGAAGCTTACAAGACAACCTTATGCAAAGTCAACACTAACGCGCAAAAAAGTGTCGACATTTGCTCCGATCATATTAATAAGTTGTTGCCTTCTCAAATTCTACTGCCGCGTGACGCTCCCCCTGGCGCAGCGTGTCCACCAGCATTTCATAAAAGGGTTTCCAGTTGCGTGACCATGAGGACTGATGGAGGTCCGGGAGACGCTTCAGAATGGCACGGTGTACCGTCGCCGAGGAGATAGCAGAGAAGCCATTACCAGAGCAACGTTCACACGTTTTGAAAACCGGTGCGCCACGTTCTTTGGTCGCTTTGCGATCCAGCACTTCACCTTTACCGCCGCATCTGCACCGCGCAAGGATTACCTTTTTCCCTCCGCAGGTTTCGCAAACCCTTTTCACCAGCTCATTTTTAATCTTCGGGGCCACCACTTCGGCACCGTCAGCGTCGAAGATACCAGGGTATTTAATTACATCTTCATGTCCGGAGATAAATCCGGTACCGCAACAGCTGTGACACGTCACGCTGGTGGCCGCTGAACGGGAGTAATCAGCAAAGGCAAATTTTGCCAGCATCTGCATACACCATCCGAACTGCTCACCAGCTGCTTTGCGAACATTCTTTGGTGCCGTTTCCATCGCGTAACGAGCCAGCGCCTGAACTGCGAGCTGTTCATCCGTTTTGCTGATTCCCGCTTTACCGAAGAACGCCGCCAGGCCGAAGCGCGCACGGCTGCTGGTGGTGCCAATCGCCGCCATTACATCTGTTCCTGTAAGGCGGTCCGGAGAGGTTCCTTTCACGTCGTCGCTGATGTGCATGCCCTGAGGGCTAAAATGTTTGAGTGATGCTTCCAACTTCATACGGTTGCCCCCGCTGCCTTGATGGTTTTAATAGTCTGCATTGCTGGAATGCCTTTCTTTTAAGTAACGTCTGGTCTGGGCTTTCTGCTGTGGAGCTGAACGTTGCTTTGCTAACTCCTGGTCAATTGGGAGGAAGTGCCCGTTATAGAATCGACGGTAGATCGTGCCCAGCTCACCGTTGCGCTGTTTGGTCACGTTAATTTCCGCTATCCCCTTTGCTGGCGACTCAGGGTTATAAACTTCATCGCGATAAAGCATCATGATGAGATCAGCATCTGCCTCAATCTCACCTGAGTTTTTAAGATCGGAGTTCATTGGACGTTTATTTGGCCGAGTTTCGACACCACGAGAAAGCTGGCTCAGGGCAAGCACCGGCGTTTTATTAGATTTAGCCAGACGCTTGAGTCCTTTTGACACCTCACCGACGGCAAGGTCATATCGTGCAGTGCTTTCAATTTTGATGAGCGCCAGATAGTCCACTACCACCAGCGCTATTTCCGGATGAGCCAGTTGTAAGCGGGTCGCAATCTGTTGAATCTGATCAACTGTCAGATCGGTGGAATCAACCATCCAGATGCTACGACCAGTCAGGCGCTCTACACCATTGGTCAGCCTGGCCCAGTCTTCATCGTCAAAATCAGCGGCCTTTTTCAGGCGTGAAACCGACATGCCACCGGCAGCGGATACCATCCGCTCACCGATCTGGATATTTGGCATTTCCATGCTGAAGAACAGGACACCACGGCCCTGCTCAGAAACTTTGTCGATGATATCCAGCGCAAATTCAGTTTTACCCATCGAAGGACGCGCAGCGATAAACACCAGGTCTGTTGGTTCAATGCCGCCAGTCTTTGCATCAAGCTCTTCAATACCCGTCATGAGGCTTCTGGCTTCTTCGAGCCCGCGGTTGCGTGCATCTACCCGATCCACTACAGCAGGAAGAATGTCGTCAATATGAACTGGCTGAACGGTCTTTTCTTCGAGAGAAATTGCGGCAATGCTGTTCTGTGCGGCCCTGAATGCCGATAAAGCCGCATCACCATTGTGAGCACTCCGGAGATCAGCCAGCGCCCTTTCAATCACAGCTTCGGCATCACGAACAGCTGCATTACGCTCCAGCGTAGCAACGTAGGACACAAGCGCCGACTTGGCCCATGCGATACGGCTCGAGTCCATAATGATTGCGCTGTGCTTTGGCATGTTTTCGCAGAGCAGTACAGGGTCAATAACGCCAGCTCCACGCGCCTGACGGCAGATCCCAGTATATATTTCCCGATACTGCGGTACCGAGAAAGCGGTGGCCGGTACCCTGGAAAGAATATCCAGTACCTCAGGGTCGGCTCCACGCAGAAAAATTGCGCCGATCACCGCACCTTCCAGATCTTCATTTTTCCAGACAGGCGTCATGCTACAACTCCTGACGCGATAGCGCGGAAACTTCCCCAGCCAAATGCCAGTCGGTTGCGTCCACCATCGGTAACCCGGTCCACGATTCGCTCACCAATCGTCTCTTTCAACTGGTCGAATGTGAGATTGCTTATCAGGATTGTCGGCAGAATGCTTTCGTACCGGGCATTGATGATTTCCTGCAGGATGGTCATCTCCGTCGGGCTACCGAACTGCACACCCACCTCGTCGATAATCAGCAGATCCAGTGAAGCGAAGCGCTCAATGACGTCTTCCTCAGTCATTTCAGCATTGTGACGCCACGTGCTTTTCACCGCCCGGGTGAGGCGCATAACGTCGGTGATTTCCACTTTAGCGAGGTGATCGCGAATGATGGTTTTTGCGATAGACACTGCCAGGTGGTTTTTGCCAGTACCGCAATTTCCAGTCATGACTAGCCCGGTTCCGGCTTTCAGACGTTCAGGCCAGCTGTTTGTGTAACGCTGACAGGACGCGAGATTTTTGGCGGCATCCTGATTGATAGCCTGGTAGTTAGCAAATTCACATGCTTCGAAACGTCGCGCGATCCCTGCGTTGTCAATCAGGTAGGACACACGTAATGCGCGCAGGCTGGATTCGATGTCCGCAAGTTCAGCTTTTACACACTCCGGGCATTGGGAATGCTTGACGTTTTCAACGCCACGATAGGCTTTTCCAGTGAGGGAAATACGTTGATAGTCACCATGCATTTCACAGGTGGCAGAGTGCACTTCACCAGACTCCCAGCTTCCCCACTGCCATGGTTTTTTATGCTCTACAGCGAACGCCAGTTCTTCACGAAGCCCTTCGCGCTTCGCCACCAGAGCATCTCTTTCTTCGCGTTGTTTAATACTCAGCATTGTGATTTCTCCTGCTTACCAGTTGCAGTCTGACTGGCCGTAATCTTGTTCACTGAACCCTGATACAGGGAGCATTCCGGTACGTACTTTGGTTTTGCCTGCGGGAGGCTGCCATACCTCTTCGAAGTGCCGATCAGGACCGAAGAACGTTGCTGCTTGTTTGACGAACTGAGTTCCCTCGCTACCTGTGGCGCGAACATACCCGGCATAACGGCTTACACCAGCCAGCATTGCCTCAGTGGTAACACCGTCTTTGATTCGAGCTTTCCAGGCTTTCCAGGCAGCTGCCTTGGAGTTACCACCAGCACGTTTTGGGTATGCCTGCCATGCCTGCTCGAACTCGTTGGAATAGTTCTCTTTGGAAGAGCGGTTTTCAGAAGGGGCTTTCCCACGTGCGCTAATATCTTGTGATTCTTGTTTTGAATTTACTTGTGGATCATGTTTTGAATTTACTTGTGGATCTGGGGTCAGATTCTGACGGGTGAAAACGCCATTTTTGTCAGAATCTGACGGGTGAAAACCGTTTGAACATCCAGAATCTGACGGTTCATATTTTGAAGGGTCAGAATCTGACGGGTGAAAACTGTTAGCCCTGCGTTGCTGTTTCAGCGCAGCTACCTTGTCCTTCTCAATGCGTGCCAAAGCCTCCAGGCGATCAGCATTCAAATGATAAAGATTGGACGTGTTGCGATTACCTTTACGGCGTGATTCACGACGCAGCCAACCGGCAGACTCGAGTTCAGCAATGGCGGTCCTGACCGTGCTTTCCCCGAGCCCCAGCTGGCGGCAAATAGTTTCAACACTCGGATAGCAGACACCATCATCATTCGAGTAGTCAGCCAGACGAGCCATAATCACCAGCTTTGCACCCTTAATGTCATGCGCGGCGCACGCGTCCCAGACGTTACCGAGAATTTTGCTACTCATACAAACTCCTGAACTGGCGTGATTGTGTAGCCGCGAGCTGGCTCAAGACGAACTGCAAGCCCGGTATCGAGAGCACCAATTTTTCTCACTTTCAGGAAACCTGCTCGTTCAAGGGCCTTGATCTCCTTAAACATTGCCTGCTTTGAGCAGCAACAGAATTCGTACAGTACCTGATGATCGATTACTCGCTCCCCTTCTCCATCCATAGATCCGCCCATCAAAATGCGAAGCATGACCAACCGCTGAAGTGGGTTATCGAATGAATATTTACGTACGAAGTCAGAGTGATTCATGATTCCTCCTGCATGCCGTGACATGTCACACCTCAGAACCGCTCTTGAAAACCAACTGTTCTTTTGTAATAACTGGCTTATTCACGAATGACTTTGATGCGCTCTCGATCGCCAATGCCAGTCTGGGGGAAGCATTGCGATGACCATAAGCAATGAGATTCAGGTATCCCGGAGATGTGCCTGATTTTTTAGCAAGATCTGCCCACTGCTCTTTTGTTGAGCACTTACGCCAAGCAAGTAATTGGTTGTTCATTACGGTCTCCTGTTGCAATGAATCAACTTTAGCTTTTTGCTAAATTAAATGCAATAATCATTTAGCAGTTTGTGTATTTACCACATTGCTAAATAATGAGATTATTTTGACATGGACATAAAAAGCATACGCAAATCAAACCTTGAGCAGCTCATTGTTGAGTTCCTGAAGCGCGACAGACATACGACAAAAGCAGCTTTCGCAGAATTGTGCGGGATAAGCCCTGCCCAGTTGAGCCAGTTGCTTGGGGGCAATAGCCATCGAAACATAGGCGACAAAATGGCCAGAAAGATTGAACAGGCCTTGGATCGTCCGTTTGGGTGGCTGGATAGTCCACACAATGCTCCTGACAGTATTAAAAGCGAGTTGGAGTATGTCGGATCAGTCCGTCCGGGAGCTGTACCAGTTGTAGGGGAAGCGATTCTTGGGATTGACGGAATGATCGATATGCTAGAGATCCACGCTGGATGGCTACAAATATACAGCGCGGATAGGGATGCCTATGGGCTGAAAGTGAAGGGAGACAGCATGTGGCCACGCATACAGTCTGGAGAATATGTCGTCATAGAGCCAAACACCCAAGTTCATACAGGTGATGAGGTTTTTGTGCGAACAAAAGATGGGCATAACATGATAAAAATCATGAGCAAAACTCGCGATGGCGATTATCAATTCTCAAGTGTAAACAGTGATCACAGGCCCATCACCTTAAGTCCTGATAGCATCGAGAAAATGCATTTTGTTTCAGCTATTGTTAAGCATACGCGTTATGTTGACAATGATGAAATGCCCGCCCTGTAAACCCCATCTTTATCCCCCTCCAACCGACCTGATGGTCGGTTTTTTTATGCCCACCGAAGAATAATATTAAAATAATTATATTATTTATCAAATACATAAAAGAAAAAGTAAATAATTTAGCATTTATCATTTGCATGGCTTTTACCATTTTGCTAAATTCACTTCATCAGCAGACAACGGAGCCTATGAAATGAATGTAGAGCAAATGCTTTCCGAGAACGGAACTGTCCACAAAATTGCGATGGATATTGATCGTGTAATCAATGCGCTTGAGTACGCAGAATCAGATCCAGATGTTGCATATAAACCAGCGGCACTCATTAAAATTTGTATCAATCAGTTAAGGGATAATCTTTCTGTTCTAAACCATGAACTTGGTTATGATTGGCCGGAGAATAAATAAATGAAAACTCCATTAGACATGCTTCATGATATCGTCGCTCAGATTTCCGAAGGCAATACTCTTCTGGAAATGATTTATAAAAACACCGAAGAAATGAACGAGGAAACTGATTGCGGCTTAGCCTGCCTCATTCGCTCTTTCGATAAAACCCGTGAAACAGCTTACGCATACATCGAAGAGTTAGCAAATAATGCAAAGACAGTTACCCCCCCCCATCGGGAATAGAGATGATATTGCCGATGATATTTTTTATGCCACAGTCAGCGCTGCAAAACTCAGGGAACTGGCTCACGTATATAACGAATCATATTTTTCAGGAAAAGACAGTGATGACGCTGATTGCCTAATGGCATCACTTATTTTCGATAATACCATTAAGGTACATGAATTACTGAAAAGCATCGAAATAAAATTAAATTAATTAATAGGTAGTTTAAATCACACCATCCCTGGTGGGGATACGTGCAACCAAATTTCAGAGGAGATTGAAATGAACCAATCTGAAATAGATAGTCTTCTTGAATCAAAAGTTTCGCGGCGTAGGCATTTAAAAAGCCTGGAGTATGGTGTTGGTCATTATGACGTAGAATTCCCCAGCACTATTATCATCGACGGAATAATGTGCCACCACAGCGCTCACCGTCGTTGGAGCGGCATGTTATCTCGCTGCTACAAACCGCACACAGAACAGTTAGAGCACAGTTACGCCGGATGTACTGTTGCCGAAGAGTGGCTGCGATTCTCAAACTTTCTGGCGTTCTGGAAAGAAAATTATCGCGATGGATATGTGCTAGATAAGGACCTGCTACACCCTGGTAACAAGATATATGGTCCTGAATACTGCGTATTTGTTCCCCCAGCACTTAACTTATTTACAGGTGATCGCGCCCGTTTACGAGGGAAATACCCACAGGGTGTTATCTGGCATAAACAGTCCGGTAAGTTTCGGGCACGAATCAACGTAAACGGAAAGATTTCACACCTTGGGCTTTTCAACACCACACAGGAAGCCCACTTAGCCTGGCACACAGCCAAGATGCAACAGGCTAAGGACTGGAAGCCCACATGTGATGAGATTCACCCACTACTACATGCAGGCCTGATGAAAAAAATAGCGGGAATGCAACAGCGATTTACTCAACCACGTTAACCAACTTTTAAATGGGTAAGTAAATGTTAATCGATAAAGCGGCATACAAAACAGCATGTCTTTTCTTTATGGTCTATGGCGACGAGTACCGCCATATATCTGACCTTTTCATGCGTAAAGCTTACGGAGTCTGAATATGCTCAGTAGAGACAGTTCTCTAGAAACCGCAAAAAATACAGCAGATAACCTTTATCAATTAATGGAGTTAATCAACTCCAATATTATTGATATGGATATCGAGCAAATAATTTCCCTGTCTGGCCTCTGCCTTGATTTATCGGCTCAGGTTTCAATGTGGATGGATTCGGAGTTTGAACGCCGTGAAAAACAACGTAATTGAAACTTACCGACGCCGAATTTTAAAGGCAGCGTTATTACGCCACCAGCGTAAAACAGGCAGTAACTGCCTTGTTATTAAACTCAATAAAGGCGGCATTAACACGGTCGAGCTAACAGAGATTCTTCTCGATGGGTTATTACGAAAATTCGAAAGGCTTGCGATCAGTGAGTACGGGAATGTCGAAGGCGTAAAAGCTATTAAGGGAATTTACAGCAGCGCTGTCGATGTTAATGGCAGCGGTGAATTCCTTACGGATAGCGGGAAGGAATTAATCGACGAGCTCATTTCTGAGCTGGTTGAGTTCGTCAAAAAACAAAAAGTGGAGGCTCGGATCTGATGGCGCTCACAGCGATACGAATTCCTGAGTGGGTTCACCTCAAAGCGACACACGTTTTAAGCCAGTTCAGGGCAAGGCGCATTCACCCCTGCCGAATGCACGGCTCCGGGAATTTGAGCCTCAAAGTTAACCATCGCTGGCGGCTTCTCTCCCGCGATGGCGGCAAGAACTGGGAAGTAATGAGTCACGAACGATACAGCAAAGTTAAGGACCGGAAATGAACGATAAACGCATTACTACCACCTCAATCGACAGAGCATTCACAACAGAGTTGCAGCCAGTTTATGTCGTATCGAGGCACGGTTACTCGCGCCGTTTCCTCAGCAGAAGTGCGGCGATCAGCAACCTGGCTCACTACATGGTAACCAAAACCTTTCACCGGGCCGGTTTGACCACTAACGAACCAGACGAGCCGGTATTCAGCAATGGTGTACTCGTCAATCGCATGGGCCAGCACACTCAGCAATATCTCTTTGCACACAACCGCTGTATGCGGCGCATTAGGCGAATTCTGGAACGCAAGCGCGCAGCACGTAAGTGGCTGGCGAAATGGGACTCCATGCACGACCGCTACGTGAAAGAGCAAGCGGAGCTCCAGGCCAGCAAACCAGAAGGGATCAACTGATGATTGCTTACTTACGCGTTGTTTTATCGGTGCTGATTGTCGCCAGCGTTTATGGGCTGTTCGTTCCGATCCTCATTTCGATGAAGGACACAACAGCAGTTATATCCGGTTTTGCCCTGGCGATTCTGACCCCGCCGTGCATCTACGCCATCTGTAAGGGTCTTGTTGTAACCGTAACTAAGGAAAAGAAATGAAAAAAGCAATTATGGCTTCAATTATCGCGCTTTCTGCCATCGGTCTCGTTGGTTGTGATCGTGTTGAGCCTGGCAACGTTGGGATTAAGGTCAACAAGCTGGGTGACGATAAAGGCGTTGGCGAAGTGGTAGGCGTTGGCCGCTATTGGACTGGCTGGAACACAGAGGTTTACATCTTCCCGACCTTCAAACAGATGAAGACCTACGACGACGCTTTCAACTTCCAAATGAGTGACGGCACAACTATCGGCTATCACATCGGCGTCGCCTATAAAGTTGATCCGACCAAAGTGACAACGGTCTTCCAGACCTATCGCAAAGGTGTGGACGACATCACCGACACCGATTTGCGCCAAAAGATTGCCGACGCTCTTAATCGTCTCGCAAGCCGCATGAGCACCGATAAGTTCATTGACGGCGGGAAAGCTGAACTGCTTGAAAACGCTCTGAAGGAGATCCAGTCCGACATGGGGCCGGTAGGAATCCAGGTTATCAGTCTTTCTTACGTCGGCCGTCCTGAGTACCCGCCGACAGTTATCGACAGTATCAATGCCAAAGTCACCGCCAACCAGAAAACCCTGCAACGTGAGCAGGAAGTAAAACAACGAGAAGCTGAAGCCAACATGCTGCGCGCTGAGGCTGATGGCCAGGCAGATGCAAAACTGAAGCTGGCGGAAGCAGAAGCAAAGTCTATTCAGATCCGTGGACAGGCCATGCGTGAGAACCCGGAAGTTCTGCAACTGGAGGCCATTAACAAATGGAATGGCACTCTGCCTCAGTACATGACCAGTGGCGCAAGCACTCCATTTATTCAGGTTAAATAATCCACCTGCCCGGCTGAATGCCGGGCTATCTGAGGGATAATCATGAGCGAAGTTGTTCTTCTGGTACCGAATGACTGGGTTAGCGAAAAGGTTCTGATTGCGGTTACCGGGCTCAAGCCCGGAACCATCCTCCGGGCCAGAAAAGAATGCTGGATGGTTGGGCGGGAGTATGTGCACGTTTCACCGGACGGAAATCCGAAACCATCCAGCGAGTGCATGTACAACCGTAAAGCGGTCGATGCGTGGGTGGCCTCAATGAAAAACAAACAGCCTGGGTGATTTGAGGCCATGAAAAAGGTAATCTCATATCGCTCTTGGGCGTCTGGAGGAATCAATGGATAAAGTTGCATATCCAACAGGCGTCGAAAACCACGGTGGCACATTGCGCATCTGGTTTAATTTCAAAGGTAAGCGTGTCAGGGAGAGCCTCGGTGTCCCTGACACCGCTAAGAACAGGAAGATCGCCGGGGAACTGCGGACATCGGTATGTTTTGCCATCAGAACAGGCACATTTGAGTACGCGGCACAGTTTCCGGACTCCCCTAACCTCAAGACTTTTGGGGTGGGGAAGAAAGAAATTACAGTGTCAGAGCTTGCCGAAAAGTGGCTGGATCTGAAGAGAATGGAAATCTGCGCGAACGCACTCAACCGTTATGAGTCAGTCACAAGGAATATGGTGCCAAGGATCGGGAGTAATCGGCTGGTGTCGGCGGTGACTAAAGAGGAATTACTGTATATCAGGAAAGATTTACTAACCGGTCACCAGATGCCAATGAAGGGGAAGGTCCAGGCAAAAGGACGAAGTGTTGTCACCGTAAATTATTACATGACAACTATTGCCGGAATGTTTCAGTTTGCCGCAGATCACGGTTACTTAGAGGTGAACCCATTCGACGGGATAAAGCCTCTTAAAAAAGCCAGGGCAGAGCCAGATCCGCTAACTCGTGACGAATTTATTCGCCTGATTGATGCATGCCGGCATCAGCAGACGAAAAACCTGTGGTCACTCGCAGTATACACAGGGGTCCGTCATGGGGAGCTGACCTCCCTGGCCTGGGAGGATATCGATCTTGAAGCTGGAACAATAACAATCAGGCGTAATTATACAAAACTGGGTGAATTCACTCTACCGAAAACTGAGGCCAGTACCAACAGAGTGATACACCTCATTCAGCCTGCGATCAGCGTCCTGAGGAATCAGGCGGAAATGACCAGGCTTGGGAAAAGGCATCAGATCGATGTTCAGCTGCGCGAATACGGCAGAACTGAGAGCCACGAGTGTACATTTGTTTTCAACCCGCAACTGGTCAGAAGATGTCAGCAGGTGGGGATCATCTACAAAGTCGACTCGATAGGTGATTTATGGGACGCAGCGATGAAGCGAGCAGGGATAAGGCACAGGAAAGCATATCAGTCGCGTCACACGTATGCATGCTGGTCCCTGTCAGCCGGCGCTAACCCCAGCTTCATTGCCAGTCAGATGGGCCATGCGAGCGCCCAGATGGTTTTCAACGTCTACGGTGCGTGGATGGCAGACAGCAGTAGTGAGCAGATCGCAATGCTGAATCAGAGGCTCGCGGATTTTGCCCCACAGATGCCCCAAAGCATACAGAGCAGTGCCAGAGCATTATTGAAATCAGTAAGTTAG